ATGCCATCTGTCCAGGAACTTCAAACCGCAATTTCCAATATGTCTATATGGCGTAAAGGTGATCAACGTGCGCCTCATAAGCCATTGTTGCTGCTTTATGTCCTATCGGCCTATCAGCAAGGACACCCACGCCTGTTCCACTATGGCGATGAAATCCGTCCGCAGCTCTTGGCACTTTTGAACAGCTTTGGGCCGCAGCGACGTGCTCATTACCCCGAAATGCCATTCTGGCGACTAAAGGGAGATGGTTTTTGGCAGTTGCAGAACGACGAGCATTGTTCACCGCAGAAAGGAAGTAAAGAGCCGCCAAATCGTGAGCTGATTCAGCACGGTGTCATGGGGGGATTTGATAAAGTCAGCTATCAACTATTATGCAAACAACCTCAACTTATCGATAAACTGGCTCAGCAGATTTTAAGCGAGCATTTTCCTGAAAGTGTTCAGGAAGTCATTGCCAACCGCCTGGAACTGTCGCTAGATGATGTACGCAAGTCTCGCGATCCTCATTTCCGTCAAACAGTACTACGTGCGTATCAATACCGCTGTGCGGTCTGCGGTTATGATTTACGACACGATACAACACCTGTCGGCCTCGAAGCAGCACACATCAAATGGAAGCAATACGGTGGCCCTTGCACCGTGACCAACGGATTAGCCTTGTGCTCAGGACATCACTCTGCGTTTGATATTGGCGTTATCGGTATTGATGACAGTATGAAGTTGATGGTTTCTGAAGGCGTGAATGGCAGCAAGATCGTCGAAAGGCTATTCTGGGATTTTGAGGGAAAACCACTGTTTTTGCCTAAAAAGCGGGAGTATTACCCGCTGGAGCAGTTTGTTGAATGGCATCGGGGACAGGTTTTTAAAGGTATTTAAGCCCATTTCCTGATTGGTAACTCTGCCACCAATCAAAGAAAACCGTTGTCTTTCAAGTACACGCGACAGCTTTAACGCGCATTGGATGAAGGCAAAGAAAAAAGCAGAAGAGCTGCATCCGAATTTAAGTTTCGACTTCACGTTTCATGATTTGAAGGCGAAAGGCATTTCTGATCTGGAAGGCAGTTTGTACGAAAAACAAACCATATCCGGCCATAAAAATGTTGCTCAGACCGCAAGATACGACAGGAAAATAGCAGTCGTTCCAGTTGTTGGTGGTCAGAATATGGCGAAGTGATATGGCGAAAATATGGTGACGGAGTTATTTAGATACAAAAAACCGCCTTTCGGCGGTCTACGACATTGCATATAAGTGCTTGTTTTAATTCTTTTTAAATCAATGGTGCCCGGGGCGGGACTTGAACCCGCACAGCGCGAACGCCGAGGGATTTTAAAAAGTTACACCACATTAAATAAAACAATAGGTTAAATGATATCAACAAGTTGCAATTACGGAATTGTACGGAATATTGCGCTACGCTCGTTTTTGCTGCCATCAAATCTGACAATGGCAGCGATCTGATTACTTATCTATTTCTAATGAATCAAACGGATTTAGGGTAACAGCCGCATCGAGATGATCTGGTGCAAAGTGGGCATAACGCATCGTCATGGTGATAGTGCTGTGACCTAAAATCTGTTGCAGTACCAGAATGTTTCCGCCGTTCATCATGAAGTGTGATGCGAATGAGTGACGTAAAACGTGGGTAAGCTGCCCGCTCGGTAGTTCAATGCCTGCACGTTTAATGGCGTACTTGAAAGACTCATAAGCTGGGGTGAAAAGCGACCCGCGTTTTTTAGGCAGCAGGCTGCGCATCTTCTCAGAAATTGGCACCGTTCTGTTCTTGTTGCCTTTCGTTTTGGTGAACGTGACACGGTTTGGCAGGATTTGAGATTGCTTTAAATCCTGTGCTTCACTCCATCTTGCACCTGTCGCCAGGCACAGACGAACGATGATACCCAAATCCTTATTGTCTGATTCATCACACGCAGCCAGCAGGCGCTTTATTTCATCGGGATAAAGAAATGCCAGTTCCTGATCGCCCTCTTTGAATTGCCGTATGCCATCCAACGGATTTTCTTTATCCCACTCCCCCATCCTTTTCAGTTCGGAGAATACAGCACGCAGGTAAGAGTATTCACGGTTGACCGTCGCTTCTTTCAGAACGGCTTTACCCTTTGGATTCCACTCACCTTTAAGGCGTCGTTCGCGATAAACAGCAAACATATTTTTATCAACGTCGATAGCAAACGGATCGCCCAATCGTTCACAAATGGCGAGTAATTTCGTATAGCGAGAATCACCGGACGATAGCGTTTTGCCATGCATGTCATACCAGCGCTGAACCAAATCTTTCAGAGTAATATTACTGGTTGTGGTATCGATACCTTTTTTATCAGCCATAAGTCGGCGCTCATAAGAAAGCGCCTCACCGCGGGTAGCAAACTGTTTGCGGATGCGTTTACCATCACGGCCATAGGGAAAACACTGGCAAAGCCATTTGCCGGATGGAAGTTTACTTACGCTCATTCTCAGTCACTCTAACTAACATCTCTTCTACATCACTAAGCAAAATGCGTGAATCATCAACACTTTTAGAATCGATAGTTGTCTTTATGTAAGTGTCGTTGGCTGTTCTGATTTCAACGGAAATATGACATCTATTGAATTGAGCTAGTTTTTTTAATGCAAGAAAAGCGAGCTTAACTTTAGGTGCCAAATCCTCAGCCATAGTTATGAACTTTTCAAAATCGGCGCGGCTGAAAATCTCAATTTTGCTCACGTCTAGTTCAACATCTTTCATTGATGCGTTAAAATCATCAATACAGTTGCTGTCAACAATAAATTGGATATCCTTCATGCGACTCATATTCGGTAAATCTCCAAAATTTAATAATTGTTTTAGTCGAGCATCATTTTTTTTATGCCTTGCTTTCAGACAGTTATTTCCATGTGGAAAGAAAAGCATAAGTTTAAGCATCCTCAATACAGGGAAAGACACAGGAACGCCGCACGAACAGGGTTTCGTGTATATGCTTGATGATGGGCGTGGGGAATGGATCACGGTTTGCTGCAAAGAGAAAAGCGGCACGCAAAGCGATCTACAGAAAGACGATAGCTCTTTGGATAGGTTAGAGTCCCTTATCCGCATGCTGAATATTCCGTGTAATATTTCCCCGGGGGACTTTAGAAAAGCCATCGGTAAACATGACGGGAAATAACGGCAAACGCTTATTTTACTGATGCCAGCGCCAAATAACGGGCACTGGCAAAACCATTCGCCGGATGGGAGTTTACTTACAGCCATAACTGAACTCTCATTTTCTTTGAATAAAAAATCAAATCATGAAAAATCTTTGTAATCTAACTGTAATATTTCTTTGAAGAATTCACTCTTCCCGTATTTGTTTTTATTAAAAAGTATTTTTGATGTTATTCTTTTAATTTTAAACAAGCGATAATCTTGAGCGTCAAGACAAAAACCATAAAAATATGCATCGCCAGAGCTATTTATAGAAACCTCTTCAAGCTGTACATCTCGGCGACTCCTATTGTCATAAATATCCCGATAGCTGAATTGGACAAAGAAAGATTCCCCAGCCCATATAATAGATAAATTTTTTCTAAACTCGTCTAAATCACCCTCTCTATCTGTAGGGTAATCATCCGATGCTGCAATATCAGATGATATAAAATTACTTCCTGTCGGATATCTTATATCCCAAATCAATTCTTCAACTTCATCTATTGAATTTTCAGGTAGAGATTTAAGGTACCTTTCAAGCGCCACCTTTACTTCATCATTAATAAAATTATTTTTCAGAAAATCAGTACAAGATTTTTTATCCGACACCAGCTTTTCGAGGGTTCTGTTTTTTTCTTTTTCTATTTCGAGTTCTTTTTTTATTTTTTTATTTTCATTAAAAATACCATTAGTTGCAATTACGCAAAAAAACAATGTACCTAAAACCCACCAAAATGTTGCCATCGTCAATCCTTATCCCTTTGATGTTAATTTGATAGCTTACCGACCCAACAAAATCCCCAGCACGATCCCCGCCGCAAGCACTGCGCCAAAAACTCGTGGTTCCGCTTTTAGGGTATTTACCGCATCTTGCCACGTCTGCACTTTTGGGGATGATGCGTTGGGTGTAGTTCTGCCCTGCCGTTCATCCAGCCACCCCATTGCTTGCTGAAGCTGGGGGCGGGTTAAATCAATTAACCGGCTTGTACCAAAATTGATGTGACAGAATCGCGTAAGCTGTTCACGTAATTCGTTCTGCTGTGTGCTTCTTAATAATTGGGACACTAATTTTTTATTAGCATCCTTTTCCCGACTGCGATCATGTAATGCATTCAGGAAACTGAGCGCCGTGGAATACTGACTGATAGTGATTTCTTCAATGCCATTCACACCAAGTTCAGCATGTAAACGCCGCCAAACAAAACGCGCCTCTTCACGCCCTGCTTCCGCAATATCTTTCACCAACTGGTTTAATTGGGAACGCTGTGCGCTAACCAATGGGCGCAAATCTTCTTTAGCTTCTGGTGCAGCAATATTGATATTTTTTTCGTAATAATCACGTCCTGCGACCCGATTATTATCCCCTTGAGCCTCTACGGTCATCCATTACATCCTTGCTTACTGATCCGAATTATCTTGCGATTGAATCTTATCTATAAGCTCCATTAACTCTGGCTGTGTTGCCGCTTTGCAGACTATTGGGTGTCCATCTTTGATTAGAGTGCATTCAGCCCTACGATCTTTATTTATGTAGGCGATGATAATATTCGTTAGCATCTTCATGACCGCTACTCCGCCACCAGTAGGAATAGCCACCTCAAGAAACTCTATCGCCCCACCGGAGAACATTATTGGGCTGCGATCTGTTATCTGAAATTTAGCCTCTTTGAGTTCCTTCTCTAAATTCCATATACTGCCACCACTAGCTGAAAAGCGGAGTGTAACTATGTTTATGTTGCTCATTGTTCCTGAATCCTTTTCCGGTAAATGTCGAACATTTTTTTATGTAATTAAAGCGGCCTTTAGAGTGTTTAATCCTAACTTTCGTATCCTGTTTTCACCGGTGGATAACCACACCGATCTTGAAGAAGTAACGAGCGTTTGTGACTGCGTGCCAATTTATCTGCGAGTTCGACTTGAAGACCCAGAACGCCTAGCCCGTGCCATAAATGAACTACGCCGAGAAAAAGCCGAATCATCCCGCGATTAAAACGCATCACTGCTACTCATCCCTAAGCCTCGTTCATCGGGGCTTTATTTTTTACCTTCGTGATAGTCCCTGCCCGCTACGCGCTGGCCGCTACCCGTTACGTTTATCGATCCTGCTGTTGCAGAGCTGCCCGCCGTCAATGCAGCTAAGGCGGCGGCTTTTATTGCCAGTGGCGCCGCACGATAGATTTTGACTAGCTCCAATTCATCATTGGAAATGTCACCAAGGTCAGGGGTTCTTTTTCCGGTAAGGATATACAAAGTATCCATACCGTAATTTTCGCTAAGAAAAGCTAGCGTTGCTCCATCGGGAGCCGTCTCGCCACGCTCGTATTTCCCCCAAGTCCTTGTTGTCGTGCCTAATTCTTCTGCAATTGCACTCTGACTTTTACCAATCGTTTCCCGCTCTTCGCGCAAACGCCCACCAATAAGGAATAAAAATTCCTCTTTCGAAGTTGACATAGGAAGTTTTCTTCACTAGATTGTGTTGAACAGGAACTTAGTGGATCACAACATACCATTATGACACAAGAAAATCATGATCAGAGATCGCGTTTACCGCGTGGTATCGCGTCCAAAAACCCTACCCCAATGCGCTTATCGGACGATGAGCGCGACAAGTTAGCGGCACTGGCAGCACAAGAAAGCCGCTCACTTTCAAGCATGGCCCGTCTGGTGTTTCTGCGGGGGCTGGAATCTTTTAACGCACAAGGATAGTAGGTGGTGAAATGGCTAAGGCATTAAACATTAATATCACCGTCCCTACCCCATATGTTTCATTAAAAACATATTCAGAAATGACGGGTATTCCATTGCGTACCTGCGAAGGAATGGTTTCTGACGGAAGGATTATCATTCGTCCCAAAAAGGCGCGAATGGAGAAAGTCGAGGTTAATTTAATCGCCATGCTTCGGGATGCGATAACCAATAGCGAAATTTAATCATGGAAAAAAATCGACTGGCATTTTTTGGTATTGATCACGCATTAATTAAAGTCAGCGAACATACCAGCGTTTATCGCGGCTTCTCTATTATTTGCTGCACTAGAACAGCAACTAACCCGATAACGCGTTATCGCGTGAGACAAGGCGATCAATCATTCGGGTTATTTGACGCATTAGGGCAAGCAACTTCTTATATTAACGAACTGCACGGCATGAGGGATTCAGCATGATTAGCACAGCGCGTTTATTAAAGGAAAAATCACCATCCCCGCAGCAAGAAAAAGGTTGGTTGGAATTACCAAACGGCAAGCGTTTCCAGCCAACTCCTGCCCAGGCTTATTTTGCGCCGTGGAGCAAAAAGCCCTATATGCCAGCGCCTAAAAAACGCCGCTGGTTTGCCCGCCTGATGGGTATTGCGGCGTAACGTCATGGCTAATACCGAAGCCGCCCGCACCGTTCCGCTGAGCATAGCGGCCAGAACTGACGGGCTGAACCACATCGCAATGCTGAGGGGAAAACACTTCAACACAAACAGTGAAAAAGATATGAGCCGCTTTATTGACGATATGCGGGACAAGATAGACGACGATTATCATCAAAATATGCGTGTACTGTCAGCGATATTTGAATTAGCAGATATTGATAAGAAGCGGCGTAACTTGAAATTTAATGAACTGACAACTGAAGAAAAAGCAAAGCTGATTAAGGCGATGAATAAACTTAAAGCAGTTGTGAGTTTATTCCCCAAACATTTAATTCTTTAACCGTAATAACTCCCGTTTTTAAAGGCGTAAACCCGCCGGGCTTTCTATTACCTGAAAAAAGGAAATCACGATGAGAAATGCAGAAGTTAAACAAATGCAAGTGGCTGGTAGTGATGTAGATGTACTTGTTTCACTGTTGGGAAAAGCACGCTTGGAAGAAAAAAAATCCCAGCACTGGGAGTTTTCTCAGCGTCTGGCAGCGCTGGCCCTCTACGCACAACAAAAAGGGTATTCCGCCGTAGAGGTTATCGAGCTGCTGCGCAAAGAGGCGGAACGGTTTGAGCATTCGTCACAGGAGATCATCGTATGAACAACGTCATGATTGATATTGAAGCGCTGGGGAAAAAAGCCAACGCGCCGGTAGGTTCAATCGGCGCGGTATTCTTTCATCCCGTAACAGGTGAGCTGGGTGAGCGCTTTTATTGCCGCGTCGATTTTGAAAACGACATGCTGAACGGAGCGGTGCCGGACGGCGACACAATCAAGTGGTGGTTGCGTCAGTCATCAGACGCCCGTGCTGAATTAATTAGCGATGATGCTACCCCGATTTGGGGCGCACTCAGCGAATTTAGCGACTGGCTGACAGATTACGCTGAAAGCCTAGAAACATTGCATGTGTGGGCGAATAGCCCGTCGTTTGATTGCACGATCCTGAAAACAGCGTTTGAGCGAACGGATATTGATGTTCCGTGGAATTACTGGAATGAGCGTGACGTCAGAACGATGAAAGAAGCTGGGTTCGCCATCATGGATATGGGGCGCTTTCTCAGCACAGCAGAAACCATCGGCGTTAAACATAACGCGCTGGATGATGCGATCAGCCAGGTCGCGTTGGTTTCTGCTGTTATGTCTCGGTTGGTTCAGAATAGCGGCGGTGAATTATGATCCGCCCGTTCATCAAATGGGCGGGGGGTAAAACCCGCGTCCTGCCCGATTTGCTGCCGCTTCTTCCGAAGGGTGATTGTTTGATAGAGCCGTTCGTTGGCGGTGCGTCGGTGTTCCTGAATACCGACTTTTCCAGTTATGTGTTGGCTGATATCAACCCCGACCTGATTAACTTATATCGATGTGCTGCTTATGATACGGAGCGGTTAATAACAACGGCGCGTGATTTATTTAATAGTGGCAATAATGCAGGTGCGTATAACGCTAATCGACTGAGTTTTAACTATCAAAAATCAAACCCCAGCACAGTTACAGCCGCGCTATTTTTATATCTGAATCGACATGGTTATAACGGCATGTGCCGCTATAACAGCCGAGGAGATTTTAATATCCCATTCGGGAAATACAAAAAAACCTATCTTCCCGAACAGGAAATCAGACAGTTTGCAGAAAAAGCCAACGACACTGAAACCATTTTTTCCGTGGCAGATTTCCGCAAGACTCTGACAATCAAAGGGATAAACAAAAGCACCGTTATCTATTGCGACCCGCCGTATCTTCCCTCTAGTGATACAGCCAATTTCACGCAGTATTACACATCTGCATTTACACCAGGTCAGCACAGAGAATTAGCTGATGCGTTGCTACGCGTTAATCGCGAAACAGGCGCATCGGTTGTTATCTCAAACAGCGATACTCCCGCCCTACGCGCGTTCTATCAACACTATCAATTCCATGAAATCGCTGTTCAGCGTTCTATCAGCGCAAACGGCATTACGCGTGGTGCCGCAAAAGAAGTGATCGGCGTGCTGAAGACGGGGAGATTTGCTGGGGTTTGTGAGTGACGCCGAAATCACGCGGACGAGCAGCCCCAACACCACCACCACCGTTTCTGGGTAGCGCACCAGACGCTACCCAGTACGATTACGAATGGCAGAAGCCCAAAGCCGCTATCTTTGTTGATAAGACTCCTGTTGTTGATCTCGCTGAGCTGGGTCAAGAACAGGAGTTTTTGGCGTGGGTAAAACGAACCCTCGCGCCGCTGCCTCGCTTTATCCGCATCCGTCTAACGTCGCGTATCGACAGCATTCACACCATGAAAGGCAGGCATATAGCCCGTCTGTCACTGCGCGATATTATTCGCAGGGATCTGCCTCACATCAACATGGTTAATGAGCAATACGCGATTGCGACAAACGAGGATGCGATATCCCAAAATGACACGGTACTCAGTGAGCTAAATCCGCTCCACCATACGTTCACTACCCTTCACGGATTGGTTGAGCGCTTTAACCACCTGCCAGATTTCACCCCTGAAGATGTTGAGTTATTGGCTCAGGATGTGGCTATCTACATGCGTGCGGTATTGAGTGAAGTGAATGACACCATGGCCGCATTAGATGACCATCAGTGCGCGGGATACCTTTACACCGAAGCGGCAAACCTCGCGCGGCTTTTCTTCCTCGTCCCGCCGAGTTGGGGTAAGTATTGCCGAGGTAAACTGTTTATTGATGATGCGGCATCTGGCATCAGTAAGATGCTGGATGAGGGCTACTGGCACCGCAATCTTAAAAAATACGCAATACGTTGGCGCGAGCACCTGCATATTGCTTTTGGCGATGTGAAGCGCGGAGCAGCACCTTATTGCAGTAAGCACCATGTTGAAGAGTGGGACGCCAGGCGTAAACGCAGTCGCGCAATCATGGCGCGTCTAGAACTAGAAGATCAGGATACAAAAGAGCGTATTTCACTGATTGAGCAGATCGATAAAAGCATATCCAACCCCGCGCTACGTCGCGTAGAGCTTATGACTCGTATTGGCGGGTTTGAGAAAGTCGCCAACGATAGTGGTTTTTCTGGTCAATTTTTTACGCTGACCGCCCCGTCTAAATATCACGCTTATACCATGTTCGGGCATCGTAACCCTAAATGGAACGGCGCTAGCCCCAGATTAACGCAACATTATCTTAATCGGGTTTGGCAGAAGATCCGTGCAGAATTGGCGCGCCGTGAAATCCCCGTCTTTGGCCTGCGTGTGGCAGAGTCACATCATGACGGCACACCGCACTGGCATGGTTTGCTGTTCTCATTGCCGGAGCATGCTGGCGAGTTGCTGGAAGTGATGCAGGACTATGCCACCCGTGAAGACGCGGAAGAATTGCAGGGAAAGCACGGCAAGCGGCCACGGTTTGAAATGAAGCCTATCGATCTGGAAATCGGCAGCGCTACCGGCTATGTGGTGAAATACATCAGTAAGAATATTGATGGCTACGCCCTGGACGGTGAAACCGACGATGAAAGCGGTAAGCCGCTAAAAGAAACGTCTAAGCACGCTACTGCATGGGCTTCATGCTGGGGCATTCGTCAGTTTCAATTCCTGGGCGGTGCGCCTGTTTCTGTCTGGCGCGAGTTACGCCGTTTTCGCAACCAGACATTGGCTGACAAGATAAACCCGCTATTTGCTGAGCTACACCGCGCTGCTGATGGTGGCGATTGGCAGGAATATACGATGTTGCAAGGCGGCGCACTGGTTGCCCGTCGCAATCTTCAGCTACGCATCTGGTATCAACAAAAAGACGAGCCTAACGCTTACGGTGAGTATCAGAGTCTTATTAAGGGGTTGGTGATGCCTACCGCGCCTATCCCACCCATCGAAACCCGTTTGCATACCTACCGTATTGTGAAGATGAAATCGGTAATTTCAGACGGCGCAGGTCAGGCCGTTGACGTTGCTTTTGACCTTCGGGGCGCGCCCGCGCCCTCTAGGACTCGTGTCAATAACTGTACCGAGGTCAAAAAACAAACAAATACATTGATTAAAAAACCACCATCGGAAGAGCCAGAACAGTTTGAAATCGGCCAAATGACTCGTGAGAAGAAAAAACGACTGAGTGAAAGCCTCAAAAATTACAAACCAGAACGTCAACAGTCACCTGTTGCTATGTTTGAGTCGATGGCTAACACCATTATGTCAGCAGATTGTGATGGCACAGATCAGGTAAGGGCTGAAAGCTATATGAAAGCCGCCGCCGCGATCCGTAATAACGCACCGATAAGGAAAATCAGCACAGCGCACCCTGTACCAATGACTGATACCCTTAGATATCAGCTTTCAGCCTGGGGCATAAAATCGGAGCGTGATATTTACGTTCTTCGGTGCGGCGCAGCGCTTTCTTTCGGTGATCGGCGGGTTTATCTCAAGGACGGTTACCTGATAGAAAAAACCAAAGCATCATATTGTCGTGCAAAGCATTGTCATACTGAGTTAACTCAGGAAGATCATGAATATGGCAACGAAAGTTTATGTCTTGCATGTACAGCGAAGCTGATCGGAACGGCAGCGATTGAACAGCGCCATGAAGAAGCGGAGCAAAGGCATAAAGCTGAAAGAAAGCAAGAAAATGATGTGCTTTTGCAAAGACTTAAAGTTGCACTCATTAACAGGGGGCAGTATGGGAAAGTATGACGATGATTTTGAAAACGAAGAGAGTTATCAGCGCTGGCTTCATTATCGCGAATACTCGCACGAGGCGCGGGAATTACAGCACAAACAGTCTGATTCAGATAAAAAACCGTGCAACAATAGCTTGTCGGAAACACAGCAACTCACTGAACAGCCTGACGGCAATGTGTTTCGTGATTATCCAGAGCATCAAGCGATGATCGCCGCAGCAGAAAAGAAATATCGGGACAAGCAAGAAAACGACAAATGAAGTCGGCATCGTATCAAGCGAAAAGCAGAAAGATGGGCGGCTAAGTATCGGGCATGACGCCAGCAGAACGGTTGGCGGTGATGGCTGAGTTAAATAAAATAGATGGATATAATTTATAGAAAAAATTAGTCACCAATGTCATTAATATTAGCGGGTTACTAAATGTTGGCTAAGTGATCGATTTCAGATATTCCTTTCAATGATTACTCATTTGGTAATCAAATTACTCTGACTAAAGGAAAGTAAAATGACTGATATTACAAAAGATGACCTCTTATATGACGATTATAATTGGAAAGCCAAGCAGCAAGGCGATGATCCGAAGAAAAAGAAATCTGACGGAGAGCGTTTTAGTCGGTACGAAGGGTATGAAATGCTGTATTTGTTAAATGAGGGTTTTTCTAACAGCGATAAGATGTCTATTGAAACAAAGCAACGTATTGAATGGTCAATCAGGCAATTTCTTCCTTCAGGCACTCAGTCTCGCACTGATGTTGTTAGCTGGGTTGTTGATAATAATGATGCTCATAAAAAAGCTTATGAAGAGTTTAAAAAAGGGTAAAAAATAAGCACTATCTATGCCCCATCAGTGGGGCATTTTTTTAGTAAAAATCACTGCACAACCCCGCACGCCAATGCACAATTTTATTGATGCTATTAACCCCATCCTGCGCCAGTTCTGGCGCGGGTTTGTCCCTACTGCACAGCTGCATAGAAACGCGCTACTTTCGTGTGCGGGCGTGGCGGGGGAACCCTCGCGCGCTGAGGGGGATAAGAGGGGTATGCTGGTTCATATGTTGCTGCATCCTCATCACGTCGCTATTGCGCTGTCTCGATCTCGGTCAATCGCTGCATCGTTCGGTTATTGCGTTGCTCAGAATCGCATTCAGGCGCTTTTACGCAGACGTAAAAAACCGGACAATATTACGGCTGTCCGGTCTGCTGTTTGATGGCTAGTTGAGTGGTTTTGAATGACTTTCGCGGTTACATTGCACTATCGGCTAGGGCATAAGGCTTGAACCGAAGTACCTCGATCCCCAGCCAGTCGTTAAGCTCTTTCAGGCTTTCCATTATCGGCATGAGTTCGTTGATAGCGAACACCTTTGCGGCTTTCTCCACGTCACCAAATCCCCCTGCATTGTTCGGCATAATCCCCATTAAGTTGGGCGGTACACGGTGCGCGGCTAACATGTCGTCACGGGTAGCATCCTTGATACCAGTAAACTCATCTTTAGCTGCAATCTGGCTGAACGGCAGGATTTGCAGGCCGTCTTTCTTCCCCCCTGCCGCGTAAACAAACAGGTTCTTAAATGCCCCATTGCCACGCGCATCTTTCAGCGACTTCTTCAGTTGCTCGACGTCAGCATTGTTGGTGATGGGATCGGTGAGGTAGACGATCACCCCTGCATGGCTCCCGTTGATGTAGTAATTACGCCGGAAAAGCGTGGCTTCCCCATTCAGCATGGCCGATTGGATCACCGCCATGTATTCCGGTGTGCCGTAGATTTCCTGGTGAATGCTGGGGCTTTTAACGTGGAACACGCTACCTGGCTCGAATTCGTGATCGTTGGCGTAGTACGTCACAAACCAGTACTGATCCAGATTCTCCCCGCGTCGGGTGTACTTGGCATGGGTGTGCTTTAGCTTCAGCGGTTGGCCGAAACGGTTCTTTCTCAGTTCCAGATAGGCATTACCGAACACCAAAAAATCGAGTACAAACGCGTTGGCATCCTGCCGCGATAACAGTGGGTGCGATTCGTAACAGGACATGATGACATTGCGCTTGAACAGTATCGGTGACTGATGATGCACGGCAACGTCAAACATTCGCGCTAGGCCGTAGGTGCTGATCGGTGGCTCATACCAGCGGCCATTTCTGGCGCACTCCATGCAGTCCAACAGGTCGCGTCTGTCCATGATGGGTTGTGCATCGCCAAACGAGAAAGACTGTAGTGAGTCAATCGGCTGTTGAATCAATTCCCCCGTTGCGGGGGCCTGTACGGCTGGGGTGCGTAGATTGGCCGTGCGCGGGTGCTGTTTCTTACGTGACATGGTTAAAATTCCTCAACAAATCCATCATTACCGCCCGACTCGCTGCCGATTGGTTCATTGTGTAACGCGTGCATGGTTGCCCAGGCAATGTCACCGTGGCTGCTGCCTTTTGTCCTGTCTGATGCATACGACGTCATGCCGCCCTGCGTCACAAATTTCCGTACTGTCATAAAGGAACGGGCCAGCTCCATCATCCCCGCGTCATACTCAAACCGCCCCGCGCGGATCAGCATTTGGGCTTTCAGTACCAGTTCACGTTTCACGCTGGGCGAGTATTGATATTTCACGGCGGCGGGGAAAAACTTAACAACAAGCTGATGCACGGCGCTACCGTTGCCAGTGCTATCAATGCCGATAAACTGCACGTTGTATTGGTGGGTCAGCTCTTTAATGACTTCGGCCTGTTTTTCAAAGGTCATGCCGCGTAACTGTCGTATCTCGATCACGCGGAACTTGCCGCCAGGAACAGCGGGCGGGGAAACGATGGACAAACCGGCACTGTCCCCCGTGCCGCTGTCACCGCTCGGATCGTAGCCTATCCATACGGGGCGGTTACCTAACGGCCGCTGCGTGTAGGGTCGCCAGTCCGGCCAGACATCATCGTTATAGCCATCAACACCGCAGTTAATCAGCGCGGTATAGTCAAAGGCGCGCTCACCGACGCTGACAAAGCGGCAGGCGTAGAGGTTTTCAAAATCGTCAGGGCTGTTTTCAGACTTAATTTCATCCAGATCAACCAGGTCAAAACCTTGCTCTAACGTGTCATGAATGGTGACGATCTGCCGCCAGATATTGTCCCCGCACAGCAGCCCTTTCTTCAGTACCTTATGGGTAACGTCGATTTCTACCCGTTCCGCTTTAGGGCGGCTTTTGTTAAAGAAATCCCCTGTCCAGAACGTGTAGGCTTCATGTTCTTCACTAGATGGCGTGGAAAAATACGTGCGGCGTAACCCTTTTTGCGTTGCCATCCCCGCCGCGACTTTACGCAGGTTAAGAAAGTTGCTAACCCAAAAGAATTCATCAAAGTACAGATTGCCGGTGTAGCTCTGTGCGGTTGCCGCTGACGTACCGAGGAAGTACAGTGTTGCGCCGTTCGACAGCACAATCGCGTCCCCGCCTTTCAGTTCCACGCCAATGCTGGACGCCAGCAGTTGAATAAACCGTTTGAACTGGTAAGCCTGCGCCCGACTGGCTGACAGAAAGATTTGGTTCGTGCCGGTTTCCAGTGCATCCAGCAGCGCTTCACGCGCAAAATACCAGCTTGCGCCAATCTGCCGGCTTTTCAGTATCGCGCGGTTACGCTGTTTGCGCTTTTTGTACCAACGCTTTTGATGCTCGTAGAGTGATTCCAGTACCAGGGCGCGCAACTCTGCGATCTGTTCGTCCGTAAAATGGTTCTTCGGCGCTTTCTTCCGCGTCTCCTTTTCCTGATCCTTTCTTTCATCGCGTGAAAAACGTGCCATCTGACGGCCTAGCAGGTCGATGGTTTTAAAGTCATGCGGCGTGAGATCGTCTTTCTCTATCAGCCGTAAATAGCGTACTTCTGTGCGCTCCTGTGCCCGCTGGATTGGCGTGCTGTCATCCCACTTATCGCGCCGTCGCCATGAATAGAGCGTGTTGTTGCTCACCCCCAGCCGCTGCGCGATTTGAGGGATGCTATAGGCCTGCCAGTAAAGGCTTTTGGCTTCTGTGCGGATATCGGGGAGTAGATTCATGCATACAGGCTATCGCGCCCGCACGCGGCAAAATATCGGCTCCCGTTGTCGTGGTTCCGCCACAATCGGCACCGATAGCGCCTGCGGTGAAGCGTGGCGATGATAGGGGTATCAGACAGACACCCTGTTATCACCGGAGCATTACCATGCCGATTTCAAAACCGTTTCTTGCTGCTGTTGAGGGCGCGACCTGCGACGGCCGCACCCTTGAACGTGCGCACATTTCGCAGATGGCGAAAAACTTCAACAAACAGGTGCGCGGTGCTCGCGTGAACCTTGAACACATTCGCGGTTACTCGCCAACCAGCGATTTTCGAGCCTATGGCGACGTGGAAGAAGTGAGCGAATTTGAGATCCAAGACGGGCCGCTCAAAGGCAAGCTGGCATTACAAATCAAGATTGATGCCACTGATGACATGGTGGCATTGAACAAAAAACGCCAGAAGATTTACCCCAGCGTTGAAATTCACCCTTCTTTTGCTGACACCGGAGAAGCCTATTTGATGGGATTAGGAATGACGGACGATCCCGCCAGTCTGGGCGTCGGCATTCTGGAGTTTAACGCCAAGTGCGGCGGAAAAGGCCCGTTAGACGGGCGAAAAACCAGCCCTGAATGTTTCTTCACGGCCGCTGATATGCCGATCACGCTTGAATTTGAAGACGATGCGCCAAATGGCGACGCTGGCCGAAACTTCTTTTCCCGCATCACTGAGCTGCTAACCGGCAGTCAGCAACGATTCAGTAAAGAAAATGGCGAGTTGAAACAGGCGGTTGAGCTGATCGCCAAAAGCCAACGTGAGCTGCTGGATAAAACCGAAACATTCAGCGCGTTACAAGCGCAAAACACCGAGCTGAAAGGCAACGTGGAGACGCTGAATAAGTCATTAACCGAGCTGAAAGAACAGCTTGCCGGACAGGATGGCAACTTTAGCCAACGCCCCCCAGCTTCCGGCGGCAATCCGCAATCCGGCATCGTGTTAGCTGACTGCTAATCCCCCTTTAAACCGACTATCGCAGGAACCTAACATGAAGAATGAAACCCGCGTTTTGTACGACGCTTACATTAACCGCCAGGCTGAGCTTAACGGCGTCCAACCTGATCACGTTACCAAGCAGTTCAGTGTTGCACCGTCAATCCAGCAAAAGCTGGAAGATAAGGTTCAGCAATCCAGCGAGCTGTTGCAAAAAATCAACATCACCGGTGTATCCGATCAAGAGGGGCAAAAGCTGGGGTTAGGTATCAGCGGCCCTATTTCAAGCTCGAACACATCAAGCACCGAGCGACGTGAACCGAAATCGGTTCACACGCTGGACGATGATAAATTCCGCTGTGAGCAAACCAATACGGATACCTTTATCAGCTATCCGCAGTTGGATATGTGGGCCAAGTTCCCCGATTTCCAACAGCGCATTAGCAACCAGATCATCAAGCGTAAGGCGCTCGACCGCATCATGATTGGTTTTAACGGTACGTCGCGTGCCGCTAAATCCGATCTGGCAACCAACCCGCTGTTGCAGGATGTGAATATCGGCTGGCTGGAGAAATATCGCCTCCATGCCGCACAGCGCGTGATGAAAAACATCACTGTCACCAGCCGTGATGATGAAAATAAAATCATCGCGAAGGGAGATTACGGCAACCTCGACGCCGTGATCTATGACGCCGTTAACTCGCTACTGGATGAGTGGTTTAAGTCATCACAAGATTTAGTGGTCATCTGTGGTCGTCAGATCATGGTCAGCAAAGAATATCCGCTGATTAACGCCATCAATACCAACAATCCGAACTCTGAAGCGTTGGCCGGCCAACTGCTGGTATCGCGTAAGGCTATCGGCAATCTACCAACCTTCATTGCGCCGTCTTTCCCTGATGGCAGCATGTTCGTGACCCCGTTTAGCAATCTGTCGATCTACTGGCAGGAAGATAAGCAGCGCCGTGCCGTGCGTGATGAACCTGAGCGCAATCGTATTGCGACCTATGAGTCATCGAATGACGCCTATGTCATTGAAGACTATGGCACCGGATGCCTGATTGAAGGCATTACGTTTGCTGGAGCGACGCAAGGCTAATTTTAACGGCAAGCAGGCCGGATAACGCACGGTCTGCTAAGGGGGCATCATGCTGACACCTGCACAGCGACATTTTCAAACTGTCATGGCCCAGCGCCATGGCAAATCAAACGGCGGTGACGTTGAGCGCACAGCCTACGAACAGCAATTGCACCGGCTGAGGATGGATAAATCCCGTTTAAGCCAGGTGCAGTCTGCCACGACAAAGGCCGAACTAAAGCGCGAACTGCTGCCCGACTATCAGGGCTGGGTTAATGGCGTATTGGCGGCAGATAGCGGCCACGCTGATGAAGTGCTGACCACAATCATGATCTGGTCGATTGATGCTGGATTGGTGGGTGATGCGCTGCGTATTGCTGATTATGTCCTGCGCCATCGCCTGCCAATGCCCGACCAGTACACCCGCACGGTTGCCACTGCGCTGGTTGATGAGATTTGCGATCCCGCACTGGCAGCGTTTAAAGCCGATGTTAGCGTTGCGCCTCTGGCTGCTGACCTGCTGTTGCAATTGGAACGGCTTACCGCTAGCGAAGACATGCCTGATCAGGTGCGCGCCAAACTTTACAAGACGTTGGGCTACACCCTGCGTTTGGATACCAACGAGCTGAGCGCCGCGCGCGACTGGTTGCAACGCGCTGTCACGCTGTTTGATGGCATCGGGGTTAAACGCGACATCGAGCTACTGGGGCGGGCGCTCAAGAAAGCAACTGAGCCAGAGGAAGAAAACACTGATGCGCCACCGCCTGCGGATAAGCCAGCCGACAAACCCACAGCCAAAGCAACGAGAGCGCCGCGTAAATCGACGGCGGCGAAAGCATCACGAACTACAACAGCACGCACCAAAAAAAGCGCGTCGTAACCCAACGTGCCCCCGCGCACCAGGCGGCACGGCGTAAGACGGGCAATTTATTGTGTCGTGTTACGTCGTCCACCGCCTGTCTTTTGAGGTAATGCCATGAGCCTGATTGCAACAGAGCCGGTAAGGCCAGCCACGCAGGACACCATCAACGATGGGGATGCGACAGTGACGAGCCATGCATTCTGGCCGGTGATTGTCCTGTCCGCTCTGCGTCGGGCGATGCGTCTTGACGGGCAAGTGACAACGGATCGCCTGATGGATAAGGCCATCGAAGCGGTAGCACACGTTAACGGCCAGTTAGCAGACTGGCGAAGCAGTCAGGCACAACGTGGTTTTGCCGTTCTGTCAGAGGTTAAACCCGATGGCGCTGACGAAATCGACCAGATCAATGGCGAGTCCGTTTTGGTCTGGCGCTATCGCCGTGCGGTGTATTCCATCACCAAAGCGCTGTTGATCGAGGGTTATCGCGATATCGACACCACACGCGAAGGGGAAAAGCACGCAGAGGCGTTGAGTTCACAGATTGACACGCTGTGGCGCGACGGCCGCTGGGCTATCCGCGACATCCTCGGTGTTAATCGTGGTCTGGCTGAGTTGGTCTGATGGAGGTTCGTGCGCAGCAAAATGACACCGTCGATCTACTGTGCTGGCGTTATTACGGCAGAACAGACGGTGTAACCGAAGGGGTTTACGCGGCCAATCCGGGACTGTGTGAGCGTGGGCCACTGTTACCGGCTGGCCTGCTGGTCACGCTGCCAGACGTCACCGCAGCAACACAACAGGAAATCATACAGCTATGGGACTGACGACAGATCGCGTGGCATCGGCAATCACCTATCTGCTTGCCACGCTGATCGCTACCGCAGGACGAATGACGCTGAGCGACTGGGCAACACTAATAGGGATTGCTATCGGGTTGCTCACGTTTTGGGTGAACCGCAACCACAAAAAGAACATAGAGCGTGACCAGGCACAGCGCACAGACTTAATGCGAGAGCTGGTCAGGAAAGTTGATCATGAAAACCTGCCAGAAACGTTGGACGCCTTGCGCGTAATGAACGGGCAGGAAACAGGACGCCGAGGCCGTGATGCTACCTGAAGCACTGAAACAGCGAATCATTCCCGTCGTTACCGCGTGCGCATTAGCGATAGCTACCGTCTTTGTTGGATTTTTTGAGGGCAAAGAGAACACCGCTTACCGTGATATCGCGGGAATCTGGACGATTTGCTACGGGCATACCGGTGATGTAAAGGCCGGTGACTACAAAACAGATGCTGAGTGCGACGCATTGTTACAGCAGGATTTAAAGCCTGCTTTTCATGCCATCGATCGGTTAGTTACGGTTCCACTCAGTGAGTTACAGCGCGCTGCACTGGCAAGTTTCATCTACAACGTCGGGACGGGTGCATTTGAGCGCTCGACCCTGCTTAAAAAACTGAACCGTGGCGATCTCACTGGCGCATGTAACGAATTACGCCGCTGGAATAAAGCCGCTGGTCAGGTCTGGCAGGGGTTAACCAACCGCCGCGAGGCCGAGAGAGTGCTATGTCTGGAAAAGTTATAGCGACATTAGCCGCCGCGCTGCTGTTTATCACTGCTATCGCACTGGCTGATCACTACCGACAAAAATCACAGCGTCTTTCGGATGAGGTGGCAACGTTAATCAACGAGCGGGACAGCACCGAGCGCGTTATCAACAATCAGCAACGTACCTTCCAAATATTCAACACGCTGTCACGCGAGGCTGAACATGGTAAACGCCAGATACAACAAGATGCCGATACACGTAGTCAGACGATTAATCAGGCGCTGGCCGGTCAAGTCTGTGCTGATGAGTTTGTGCCTGATGGCGCTGCTGTGCCGTTGCTCGACTACGCGAACCGTTTACGTGCCGATAGCCTGCGTTCCTCTGCCGGCGAACCTAACCGAACCGACAGTAATACCGCTGCCGCAGGGCGCGATAGTCAATAACCGTCTGACCTACGGCCAGTCTGTTGGCTGGAATAGTTTGCTACTGGCTGCGCTGGAGAGTGCAAACAAAGACAAGGCATTAATTCGCCAGGCTGAACAACAGAGAGAGCAACAACATGCTAAAAGCAGAACTGCTGAGAAAAACCATTAGCGAACAGGTGCCGTGGTTGCGGGAAAACCCCGACCAGCTGGTCGTCTATGTACAGAAGGGGAATGCAATAAGTACCGGTGCGCGCTCCGCCTCCTTTGAATATCGCTACACGTTGGAAGTGCTGGCAATGGACTATCCGCATTCTATCGATACGCTAATGGTGCCAGTGCTGATGTGGGCGAGAATCTATCAGCCTGATTTATTGCTCAACCCAGAACGGCGTAAAACGGGAATTACGTTTGAAGCGGATTTACTGAGTAACAGCACGGCCGATTTATTGATCCGCATTCAGGCCGATGAGGCGGTGATCGTCACTCGCAATGAGTCTGGAGAAATCAACGTTCGTCATCGCGCTGACCCACCTCCTGATCCGATGGAAGGACAAGATGCATGGGGATTGCTGGTAAAAGACGATGTGGCCAACACAGTTATTCATGACGCTACGGCAGGTTAGTGATGAGTGAAAACCTATTCATTGAGCTTGAAAAAGAGTTGCAATCCCTAATAGGGACAACGAAGCCAAGCTACAGAAAAAAACTAGCACGTAAGTTAGGGATGGCTATTCGTCTCGATCAGCAAAAGCGAATTCGTCAGCAAAAAAACGTGGATGGGTCTTCTTATGCGCCTCGTAAAAAAAAGCTAAGACGCACTCAATTGGGCATCCGTTTCTTATGGAATGGCGAAGCGCGTACCCTCAGTAATTGGCGTTCATCGAAAACGTCATCAGGTCGAATGATTACTGGCTTTGATGTGGATAAAGGTGCGGTTCGTTCATTTAATCGTGATGATATAGAACGTTATTTAGAAATTAATCGAAGTGAAAAAAGACAGACGGTGAAGCGAGATTACCCCATGTTTCGCAAATTGCGCACCGCACAATTTTTATATGCAAAAGCCTATCCAAATGCGGCAATTGTAGAATTTAAAGGGAAAGCTGCTGATATCGCTCGCCAACATCAATATGGTTTGATGGGTACAGTGAGCGCATTAACAAAAGTACGCTACCCTCAGCGTGAACTACTGGGGGTGTCACCATCAGAGAAAGTGAAATTACTGAACCTCGTTTATCACGATTTAATGGATGAATTGAGAAAATAACGTTTATATTGTCTCCGCCTCCCTACAATCCCCTTCCGTTGTGCGCCCGCGCGCGACACATGAAACTGGCGCTATGAATTAATTACCGAGCGCCAGCCATGAACTCAAATGAGTTTGACCGTCTCCTGAATAACCTGATCCGTATCGGTACGGTTGTTGACGTCGATCACTCCCGTTTTTTGGCGCGAGTGGTAACCGGCGGCAATACCACGGGATGGATACGTTGGTGTGTGCAGCGTGCGGGTGATGCCAAAACGTGGTGGCCGCTGTCAGTAGGTGAGCAGGTTCTTATGGCTTCACCAGGCGGCGATCTGGAAACGGCTGTGATCGTATTAAGCCTTTATTCCAACCAGCACAGTGCGCCCAGCAGCACACCAAAGGTACACACCACTGTTTATCCCGATGGGGCCAGCGAAACGTATGATGCCAACACATCAACGATGACCGTCAAAGGCGTCAAAAAGGTGATTATTGAAGCGGCTGAATCTATCACGCTGGACACTCCGAAAGTGATTTGCACCCAGCATCTCAGCACGCAAACGCTCAGCGTAGAAAAAGGCGGCACGATGCAGGGCGATATCACCCACACCGGCGGAAAAATGTCATCAAACGGCGTGGTCGCAGACAGTCATACTCACGGCGGCGTACAGCGCGGCGGTAGTAAAACGGACGGCCCGCAATGAGTAATGAAAAATATATCGGCATGAATGCCAGTAATGGTCGTGCGATTACTGATGATGAGCATATCAGCCAGTCAGTACGCGATATTTTACTCACCCCAGTTGGTAGCCGCCTGATGCGGCGAAGCTACGGATCGCAGCTTTTTTCGCTGATTGACGAGCCTCAAGAGCCAGCAATAAAGCTAAAGATAACGTCAGCCATCTACAGCGCATTAATGCGTTGGGAGCCGCGTATTACCCCAACAAAAATTACGCTGGAAACCCGTGGTGCCGGACTCGTTGCTGTCACACTTCAGGCACAGCGCACAGACAATCTGGCGGCATTTAGCGCCACCATTTCACTACAGGGGACGTGATGAGCGGATTGATTGATTTATCCTTGCTGCCTGCCCCTGATGTCGTTGAAACACTGGACTACGAAACGTTGTATGCGGAACGCAAGGCGATGTTTATCGCTCTGTTTCCAGTCGAGCAACGTGATGCCATCACACGCACGCTGGCGCTGGAATCTGAGCCGCTAACCAAGCTGCTGCAACTGTCTGTCTATCATGAACTGTTATTGCGTCAGCGAGTTAACGAAGCGGCCAGCGCTAACATGCTGGCTTACGCCGCCGGAAGCGATCTGGATCAGCTAGCGGCTAACGTCAATGTGCAACGTTTGGTTATCACAGCAGAAGATACAACGGCGATCCCACCTGTTGCAGCGGTCATGGAATCTGATGCCGATCTGCGTACACGCGCACAACAGGCATTCGAGGGGCTGAGTGTTGCGGGGCCAACCGCAGCCTATGAGTTTCATGCCCGTAGTGCCGATGGGCGAGTCGCTGACGCCAGCGCGGTTAGCCCCAGCCCTGCCGCCGTCACGGTAACCGTGCTATCGCGTGAGGGAAATGGCAGCGCCAGCGATGAACTATTGCAGGTCGTTAGTGCCGCGTTGAACGCTGAGAATGTGCGGCCGGTTGCAGACCGTGTGACGGTACAATCAGCGGTCATTATCCCCTATGACATTACCGCGACGCTGTATTTCTATCCGGGGCCAGAAGCTGAACCTATCCGAATTGCGGCAGAAACCCGATTGCAGACGTATATCACCGCACAGCATCGGTTAGGCCGTGATATCCGCCGCTCTGCCATCTTCGCCGCACTCCATGTTGAAGGTGTACAACGTGTTGATCTGGAAAGCCCAGCCGCAGATATCGTGCTTGATAAAAGCCAGGCGTCTTACTGCGCTAACTGGGTGCTGAATATCGGGGGATCGGATGAATAACAGCCTGTTACCCGTCGGTTCATCTGAGTTGGAAATTGCCGCAGCCAAAGCCTGCGCGGAATTATCCCGCACGCCGATTCCGTTACGTCAGTTATGTGATCCAGAAAGTTGCCCGTCAAACCTGCTGCCCTATCTGGCATGGGCATTCTCTGTTGATCGCTGGGATGAAAAATGGCCGGAAGTCATCAAGCGCCAGGCGATAAAAAGTGCCTACTTCATTCATCGCCACAAAGGCACCATCGGCGCGCTGCGTCGCGTGGTGGAGCCGTTCGGCTATCTGATCCGTATCATCGAATGGTGGCAGAACGGCGAAGCACCCGGCACCTTTCGGTTAGACATAGGCGTACAGGATAGCGGCATCACCGAAGAAACCTTTTACGAGCTGGAGCGGCTGATTGCCGACGCTAAACCCGCGTCCCGTCACCTGCTGGGGCTGAATATCAACCTCGACACGCAGGGTGCGGCCTATGTTGCCGCCACGATTTACGACGGTGATGACCTGACCGTTTACCCCTATTTTCCTGAAACTATCACTGTGTCCGGTCTGGATGTGACCGGGGCAGCACTTCATTTAATCGACAACGTGAGCGTAACCGCATGAGCGCAAAATATTTTGCCCTGTTAACCAACATCGGCGCGGCCAAACTGGCTAACGCCACCGCGCTGGGTAGTCGCCTTAACATCACCCGGATGGCCGTCGGGGATGGCGGCGGCGTCTTACCAACACCGAACCCGGCGCAAACCAAGCTGATTAACGAAAAACGCCGGGCGGCGCTCAATACCCTGAACGTTGACCCGAAAAATCCCAGCCAGATTATTGCTGAGCAGGTCATTCCCGAAAATGAGGGCGGGTGGTGGATCCGTGAAATCGGCCTGTTTGATGACGACGGTAATCTGATTGCTGTCGCCAACTGCCCGGAAACCTACAAACCACAACTTCAGGAAGGAAGCGGTCGTATTCAGACCGTGCGCATGATTTTGATTGTCAGCAGTACCGATGCGGTGACGCTGAAAATCGACCCGGCTGTCGTGCTGGCAACGCGGGGTTATGTGGATAACGCGGTGATCGAGGTGAAAGCCTATGCGGATAATCTGATGAGGTTACACCTCGCCGCTGCTGATCCTCACCCACAGTATGCGTCAAAGGTCAGCCCGGCACTGACGGGCAAACCTACCGCGCCCACAGCCGCGCAAACCGCTAATGACACACAACTGGCAACAACGGCCTTTGTGAAAGCCGCCGTTTCCGCGCTGGTCAATGGGTCACCCGGTGCGCTCGATACGTTGCAGGAACTGGCGAAAGCGCTAGGCAATGACCCAAACTTCTCCACAACGATGCTGACTGAGCTAGGGAAAAAACTCCCCCTGGCCGGCGGAACGATGACCGGAACGCTGGTTTCCTCTGTCGCTGATGCGGTGCGTATGGTGAATGGCGGCTACGGCGTTACCCTGCGTAATGATGGTGGTGATTTTTATCTTTTACTGACCGATAAAGAAGACCCTTACGGAAAATGGAACAGTTTACGCCCATTCAGGATTAATCTGGCTACGGGTGACGTCACGCTGGGGCATAGAGTTGATGCCGACACATTGCTGGAAAAAGGCCAGCGCGTCTACAGCCCTAACAATAAACCCAGCGCCGCCGATGTAGGTGCGTTAACTGATGCACAGGCTGCGCAAAAATATGCGCGGCTGGAAAGTCCAGCGCTGATTGGCAAGCCCACCGCCCCAACAGCGGTACAGGCATCCAATGATACGCAGATAGCGACTACGGCATTTGTGAAAGCAGCCATATCCGCCTTAATTAACGGGTCACCCGGTGCGCTCGATACGTTGCAAGAGCTGGCGCAGGCGCTCGGCAATGATCCGAATTTCTCAACAACAATATTAAATGCGTTAGCCGGAAAACTGTCGCTGACAGGGGGCAAAATGTCCGGTCGTCTGGAGACTAATGACATTGTAAAAGTAACTGGGGCAGGTTCTGCATTGCCGGACTCGCAGGGTGCATTTTTGTGCTGGAATCGGGTGAATGGAAAAGGCCGCACTGATTTTGTGAATCACCGTGGCAGTGGCCGTGGCGGATTTTCATTCTGGAACGGCAATCATGAGGCATTAAGCGAACTGTTATCACTGACTTCTAACGGGTCGTTATATGTTTCCGGCATGCTGTATGAGGTGGGGAAACGGGTTTATAGCCCGAATAACAAACCGACACCGGAAGATATCGGCACCTATTCAAAAGACGAGGGCGACGCACGTTACTTAAGAAAATCCGGCGGAACATTAAGCGGTGAAATCATCTCAACGGCGGGAAACGCACTACGCCTGACAACGGGTGACTATGCTGTCATGTTACGTAACGATGGTGGCAGTTTTTATCTGCTATTGACCAACAAAGGCGATATTAACGGCAACTGGAACGCGCTTCGCCCGTTTCGTATCGATATCAGCAATGGCAACGTCGAATTAGCGCATAATGTCAGTGTAGGCGGTAATCTGACGGAAAAAGGCCAGCGAGTCTACAGCCCCAGTAATAAACCCACAGCGGCAGACGTAGGGGCGCTGACTGATGCACAGGCCGCGCAAAAATACGCGATGCGCTCCATCCGTGTGAATGGGAAACCCTTGTCGGCTGACGTTAATTTACTGGCCGGGGACATCAACGCATGGAATAAAACCGAGGCGGACGCTCGCTATCTGATGAAAGGTCTCACCGTTCCGGGCACGATAACGGCGACAGGTTCAGGAGAGGGTTACTACTGGCGAAAATATGCAGACGGCATCATTGAGCTTTTCGGTACGTTTGAAACCGTCATCAATGCATCACGCGATGTGGCATTCCCGGTTAAGCTGGGTGAAGTGTTGAATATTACATGGAACGAAGTGGGCGGCTACAGTGGCGCAAATGCGTTCGTCGGTCGGGTGAGTGGAGTCAGCGGCACCGGGTTTACTCACCATTGGGATGTATGGGATTCAAACCGATATGGTTCTGGAAATAGCCAGACTATCCATTACCACGTTTTGGCAAAAGCGGCGTAAAGCGCTATTAATCGTTACCGTCGATCAATAACGCAAAATTGATCTATATAAACGTTTATAAAATAACCACGACGAATGTCATTATGTGATTGGTTTTAAAATAATAATGATACGCCGGGGAAAGCGAAGCCCACTGTTAGCGAGACAGTGGGCTTTTTTCTTCGATCACAGTTAAAAACAACTGTGTTACCAGGGTAAGCCGATATCCATATCACCGAGCATTTCCCGCAAATCCTCGCTAACCCGTTCAAGATTCAGCGTAAATGAGATATGCCGCGCTTTACCGTCCTTAAAGAACTCAGAACGGGTTTCGTTAATGCTGGTTATCACATACATACCGTAGATGTTGCCCGTCCCTTCGATCAGCGGCCAGGCTTTCCCTGTATAGGCCATCGTTTGCAGCATGTTTAGCGACACATCACCGCCGGTTATTTCTGGGTACAGCTCACCGGAAAGTGTGATTTTATCTTCCCCTACGCCGATGTACTGATAACGCGGGGATTTGCCGACGCGGTCATTTTTAGCATGTCGCCAACTGCTGTCATGGCTTAGGGTTTGGTACGGCGCAGTCTGCCGCATGAAAACGAACATACCCAGAATCATCATCATGATAAAAGCCCTATACGTGATCGGTTAGTTGTGAGCGCTGGCGACGCTGCTTACGACGTTCAATATCGTCTATTTCCTGTCGTAGCCTGGCGACGAGTTTGTCTTCATCAAAGCCGCGTGCATCCTGAATATTGATATTAATTTCATATTTGTCTGTGTTGGCCATACCGGCAGACATCGCCGTTTTCATCTGTGCTGCAGGTGAATGGATGGCCGGAACGTCTGCCCCAGCAGGTTGCACGGTGAACGGTAGGACAGACGCGGCCAGCACGCCGGCGGTTTGCTTCACCCGCTCCAGTAGGGGGATTTTGGGCTGTGCAGGCATAACCTGCGATTCACGGTAGCCGTTCGCCAGCATGACGGCAGGCGGTACGTTTTTAAAAACGATATCACCCAGCTTGTTCGGGTCTTTCTTGTCTTCAGTCTTTGCTGTGCTGCCTGTTTTTTCTGTTTTGGGATTGCTCCCCGTCAAGTCCTGCAACGCCCCAGTTTGTTTAGGCTTATTGCCTTCGCCTGCCGGTGGTTTTGCTGCCTCGCCGGTTTTAATCACCGCATCGGTTTCTTTGGGGGGCTGTGGCTTCCATTCCTGCGCCACCATTTTTTTTTGTTTCTCATCCCATATGTACATCACCGGTTTTTTAGGCTCGTAGCCTTTTTCCGGCATTGCACCGTTCATGGCATTTGATGCTGAGACGGCGGCATTTGCGGCTTCAGGGATAACCCCTAATTTTTCCAGTATCCAGCCAATGCCTTCAGCGACTTTTAAAATAACCGTCACTACACCACTAATCGCCATCCCGACCACCTCACCAAATACTTTCCCCGCTTCCGTGCATTGTTTTAATGATTCAGATGAGGCGTTGACCGGTTCAAACAGTTTTTTGAACCAGTCCCATACACCACTAATTGCTTGCCCGATCCCGTCGAAAATAGGCGATAACGCTGAGAAGGATTGCTTAACCGGTTCAAGGCCAGTTGTCAGGCCACTGAAAAAACCGCTGAAAAACGCCTTGATCGGTTCCCAGTATTTGTAAATCAATACACCGGCCGCAATGATTGCCGCGCCGATAATGCCGATAGGACTGAGCAACAGCATGAAGCCCGTACGCAGGATGTTAAATACCGCCATACCTGAACCGCTCAGTGCAGAAAACCCAGATGTCGCCAGCATCCGCACGCCATTACTCAGCGCCGATAGCGCCGCACCTGGCTGAGTGAATACCATCAACAAGGAACGGCCAGCGCCTTGGGCGATGTTGCCGATTCCACCGATGCCACTGCGTATACTGGTAAGGATGCCCCCCCACGCGCGAGTGCTGGACAGGCTACCCGTCATAACGCCGCTAAGCCTGCTGAACATACTTGTAACGGTGCCAATACCCTTACCACCGCTTAACAAGGATAGGCCAAGTTGCAGTTTGGAAAATGGCCCCATCAATATACCAGTCGCAAGGGAGACGGTGCCGATGGCTGCGGTGAGCGCCAACGCACCGCCCACAACCACAAGCAGTGTTTGAGCCAACTCAGGGTTAGCCGTTACCCATTCACGGACACTATTTACTAACGCCGTGGCGCCCTGAGCCAGCGAACGCAGAACACCTGAATCATTTTCAAAGATGGCAAAACGTAACCCACTCAGTGCGCTACCCAGCTTGTCGATATCCCCCGACAGGTTATCGCGTAACGTGCTGCCCATACGTTCGGCCGTTCCGCTAACATTGCTGAATTGGTCTGTGGTATTGGCTAGCGCTGACAGGAAGTTAGGGATCTGATCGATAGAAAGGTCTTCTATCGGGGTGCCGAATAATGCAATGGCTGCATTCGCCCGCGCGGCTGGGTCTTTAATCTTCAATAGCCCCTGTGCAGTTTGCTGCATCGCGTTACGCGCCTGTGCACCGCCGCTTGCGATAGCAGATGACGCGCGCTGTGCATTCAGTCCGATTGCGTCATACGCCGCGATGCTGGACTTGGACATATCAGAGCCACGGATTGAAAACTCTTTGACGGCATCGCCTGTCTTATCCAGCGCAAATTTCCCTTGCTGCGCCATATTGACCAATAGCGTCATGGCTTCAGAACCGCTGTAGCCCATGTTCCTGAAGTGCGTTGAATACTCGTGCAATATCTCAGGTAACTCGCCGCGCATCTGAGTAGACACGCGTTGCATTCCTGCTGCCATCAAATCGAATGCGTCATCGCTGCTGCGAGCCAGGCCATTCTTCATCATGATGGCGGCAATCTGGATATGTTCCGCCGTATCGCCGCCAAGCACGGATTGCATATCTAACGCTTTGCGCGAGATCCGGTCTAACTCAGCCTCACCGACCTCACCTAATGCGCCTAGCGAGCTACGCACCGCCGATACAGTGTTAGCGATCTGAGCGAGGTCGTTGCTCACGCCGGCGCTATTGATCCCCTTAATGATTTTCGAATACTGCGTACCCATTGCAGGGGCTTCGGCATTTTGTGCAGCAATCACCGCGCCGCTTTTATCTGATTGCAGGTTGGGAGCCATCATTCTGGCACCGACATACGCACCGGCTGCACTGGCGCCGATTGCCATTGCCCCTGTGCTGCGCAGATTCCCCGCTGTCTGCTGCATCCTATCGTAGCGTGCGCGTGCCTGCGTCACTGCCGCTAACCGCCGTTGCTGTTCCGCTAACATGCGGTTATAGCGTACGGTTTGATCGCTAATCTGATCTGTTGCCCTGCGGCTGCGATCGAGTATTACGCCGTGCCGTGCCAGTTCTGACCGTAGTTGTGCTAACTGTTGGGTTTCATTGGCCTGAGCAGTGGATAATTGCCTGATCAGCTCACGTTGCCGTTTCAGTGCTGCGTTTTGTTCGTCCGTTCGCGCACTGGCGGCACCAAATTCGGCACGCATCGCCGCTGCTTTGGCTTTAGCCTGTTCCAGTTCGCGGGTTGTTTTTGCTGATGCGGCGCTCAGGCGGTCAAAACTGCTGGCCTGCCGTCCTAATCCGTTGAGGGTGTTTTGTGTTGCTCTGATTTGGTCGGCCAGCGCCGCCGTGCCGCTGCGTGCAGCACTGACGGGCCGAGCCATATTGTTGATCGCGTTGAAGGCAACGCGAATATTGAGATTGCGATCTGTCATTCCGAGTTTCCGCTTCTAACGGCCGCTCGGCTGCGCCATGCCAGCAGTTCATCTACTGGCATGGCATCCATCGCCGACGGCAACCAATGGAAAATTGCTGCGATGTCGGCCATCACCTCTTCAACACAGTTAAACGGGCAGTGAATTACGCCGTTACCGCGCCCGTCTCGCTCGCTGGGGAAGAGGGTTGCAAAAAAGTCGCCACCGCATTGGAGAGCTGGCAAAAATCCCAGGTATCCATCGCTGTGAGTTCTTCTTTCGTCAGTGCCGGACTCGTGACGCGCGGGAGCAACGTCAGCAGGGTATCAACATCGGACGTCATCACATCGTAGACCTTCAGCCCACGCAGCGATCCGGCCTGCTTTAGTGCGCCAGTAATAGCGACTTCCTTCACGTCACCGCCTTTACGCGCAATCGGGTTTTGCAGAATGACGACGTTATTTTGTTTCTCAGTCATGGTAGACATTTCCTGTTATAGCCCAACGTTAGCACGGTGTTTTTCCAGCATATCGACACCGGCCACTTTATAAATCATGTTCAGCACATCCACTTCCATGACCTCTTCACCGCTGATCGTCAGCTTGAAGTAGGTATTTTTCAGGGTGTATTTATGTGCCGTATCTTCACCCACTTTGGCAGAGCCTGGGTCAAGCTCGGTAAACCGGCCACGCGTCTGGATTTCACACGGCACCGCTTCACCTGTGGCTTCATCCTGATACGAACCCGCAAAGCGCGTTTGCATACCGTCCGCAGTGGAAACGCCCCACTTTTTCAACAGGCCAGCATCCAGCCCGCCGAGGGTGATTTCCATATCCAGCGCGCCCGCATCAAAACCGAAGTCAATCGCGACAAAGCCAGGCATACCGCCCGCCTGATAGTCTTCCGTCTTGCGCGTGAGTTTGGGCGGAGTTACTTCCGGCACCTGGCCGAAATAGTTGTCACCGTCGATAAACAGATTGAAGTATTTAAGTTTCTTTGGCAGAGACATGATTTACCCCTTACCCGCTGAACGTATTGGCGAACGTCGCGAAGTATTCGTCAGTAAACTCCTGCACCAGATCCAAGTGCTCCAATGGCGGAACGGGTGTGTAGTTGTACTTGATGGTTAATTTTCCCGTGCGTAGCGTTTCGCCGGTGTTGGTTTCTTTGTCATACCAACAATTCGCACCCAGCAGACGGCCAGCGGTGACCAACGCCGTTAACTTGCGGTTGATGCCGTCCACAATATCCTTTGCCAGTGAGGGTGTAAGCGGCTTATCAATGTAGAAGAAATGCGCTTCTGCGACGGTGTCTGCGAGGATTTGCGCGGTACGGGTATAACTTTCAAACAGATAGGTTTCACGGTCACAGGTGCGTGATCCCCAAAAGCGAAAACCGTTCTGCTTAATCAGCGTGGTGATGCCGTTGCTGTTCAGCTCGTCGGCGTCGGTATCCGTTCCCTGTAGCGTGAAATACACATCTTTGCTCAGCCCCAGCACACCGTTTACGGCAACGTTGGATAACACCTTGTGCCAGCCTGTTTCCGCATCAATTTTGGCACGCAGGCCAACCGCAAACGCTGGCGCGGGTACGGTAACGTTTTCCCCTTTGGCGGTGTCGTAGGCGATAAAGTCAGGCCAGATCACCATAAGTTCACGCTGGGAGAAATTTTCGCGGTACGTTTTCGCCGCCGCGATAGTTGCGCAGTCATGCGCACTGACATAGGCGAATGCGTTTAGCTTTTCAGCTATTACGGCCAACTGTGCGGCAACGGCTTGGGTATCCAGTTCCGGCACGGCCAGTACGCGCGGGCGAACACCAATTCGCGCCTCTGCCGACAGCAGCGCATACAGCCCCGTATAGCGTCCGCTGGCATCGGAACCGCCGATCACTAACTGATCCTGCGTCGGTTTAGGTTCACTGCCTTCTGCCTGCGCATTCGCCGCATCAGCCACGCGGATCACCACCGTTTGAGGGCTGGCCTGATCGGAAATGCATTTCAGAGTCGTGTGTAACGTGCCTGTTTTACCCGCCTTACCTAACACGCTGGCAACGCGGGTTAACAATACCGGTTCGTTTAACGGGAACGTATCAGCGTCGGCATCATCGGCGGTACACACCACGCCGATCACTGCCGAGTCGATATCGTTAATGATGGTGCTGAGATCCGTTGTTTCTCGGACGGTCACACCGTGATGATAATTAGTCGCCATGCTTGTTGCCTCAATGCGTCAAATGTCCGGCTTCATGATTGCGGGATTTCGCTGCCTGTGCACGGCGTTTGCTTTGTTTTAGGAGCGTGACAACCGAGGCTGGTTGTCCCTACGCGCGCGTAACGCGAGTATTCAGGCAGAGATCAGGGGGTAACAATGTCAATAATGGACACGCTAGGGGCTATTTCTGGACGGCTGGACGAATACTCACCCCGTCCGGCGTTTATGGTGAGGGTTGGCGATAAGCAGGTTACAGAGCTGAATGATCGGCTGATGTCGTTATCGCTGACGGATAATCGCGGGTTTGAGGCTGATTCGCTGGAATTGGTGCTGGACGATGCAGACGGAAAATTAGCCCTGCCAGAGCGCGGTGCAAAGGTCACGGTGGCGCTGGGCTGGGCGAATGAACCGCTAATCAGCAAAGGGACATTCACGGTTGATGAAATTGCCCATCGTGGCCCGCCGGATCAGTTGACTATCAGCGCCCGCAGTGCGGATTTTAGAGAAACATTTAACGTTAAGCGTGAATACAGTTGGCACAATGTGACCGTCGGGTTTGTGGTATCTGCCATCGCCAGCCGCTACGGGCTGAAAGCCGGTGTGACAGAACGGCTGGCGAAGCTGGAACTTGACCATGCCGACCAGACGAATGAATCAGATATCAGTTTTCTTACTCGCATGGCGGAAATGGTTGGGGCAATCGCAACAATAAAAAACGGCATGTTGCTGTTCATTGTCCCAGGGCAGGCGGTTTCACAAAGTGGCAAGCCACTACCGGCCATCACCATTACACGCAGTAGCGGAGACAGTCACAGCTTCCGCGTTGCTGACCGCGACGCGTACACCGGTGTTACTGCGTACTGGCTGGATCTGAATTTTGGCAAGACCAAAACGACAAAGGTAAAAAATAAACGTAAAACCAGTACGCCAGCTAAAAAGAAAGAACCCGCATCCAGCAGTAAAGAGGGGAATTATCTGAAGGGAACGGAAGGTAATGTTTATGTTATGCGTTCGACGTTTAAAACCGAGCAAGCGGCCAAACGCGCCGCTGCGGCCAAATGGTCGAAGTTACAGCGTGGTGCCGCAGAATTCAGTATGACGTTAGCGCGAGGCCGTGCCGATTTATATCCCGAATTACACGCCCGTATGTCTGGATTTAAAACGGTTATCGATAATGCCGATTGGATAATTACACGCTGCGTACATGAAATAAGCCAATCAGGATTTACTACATCGCTGGAATTTGAAGTGAAAATAACAGATTGGGCAGCAGACGATAATGATGATTAATGCAACGCCTGTGTATAATGACAGTAACACCAACCGTTTGAGGGGTTGTCATGGCGATCAAATGTCCAAAGTGCCGCGCAACTGCAAAAACACGTACCAGCGTAGAACTTAGCCCATTGGTTCGACGTAGCTATCACCAGTGCCAAAACATGATGTGCGGCTACTGCTTTACCAGCATGACGCATATTGATGAAGCGCTGAACGAAACGAAGCCCGCGCCTGGCGCATGTGTCCCCACCAATATCTTTCCCCGTAGCCACAAGGGGGAAAATCAGTTGGATTTAGCTCTATAAATCATTAAGCGCCAGAAACTAAAGGTTAGTAATGGCGCTTAACTACTGGTACTAATGCAGAAGTTCAGGAAATTTTTTTTCAACCATGGAAAAGGCATTAGGGCACTGTTTTTTCAGCACTACATAGTCAACTAGGCATCTATCAACTTTTTTATCTTGCCCTACAGAATAAGTGCTATCAACCAGCGAGGATACAGGATCCAAGTGAATCGCCTTTGACATTTGACTGCTAAAATCCATCATGTCAGATAATAATTGAGTCGAACAATGTTCTGCCCCTTTTATCATTAACTCACTCAAGTCACTGTTGCAGTGTAATGGTGCATTCAGAAAGGCGGATGTCAATTCTTGGCGAACTTCGATGTAGCGATGGTCAAATACCTTGCTTCCAGCAAAAACTCCAATCACGCCTAATGCCGTACATAAACCAAACCACAATGAATTCATGTTGAGTTCAAGTCTCCCCAACATGAATGAAATCGTTATTCCCCAAGATATTCCGATACCGGTCAACAAACTCCCTAAACCGCTCCATATATTTCCGGCAATAAAGTACATAGTTGCAGCATAGATGCCACAACAAAAAGGAGTAAGGCAGCATAAGCCTTTTAAGCAACACTTAATTTTATCTAAAGAATTAATGCCCAT